GGAAAAGTAATCGTAACTCTAACCCTATCAGGATTGGCATTTGGAGATTTATCAGCAATTTGTCTAGTTACTTCACCTATTTGACCTGCTTTAACCTCTACTCCTACTGATGTAGTCGATGCACTACTTTCAATTCCACTCATTTTTGGTTGATTTGGAATACCAAATCTTGTGTCAAATCGTACGTTCTGAAAATTAAAATCTGTAGGTATAGGACTATTTGAATTTGCGTTAGCCTTTAATATCGGTGTGTTATTTAAAAATACATCTTGAAAGTCAAGAGGAAAAATCAAAACCAAAATCATACAGCTGGTGGTCATGAAAAGAGTCAAAATAATTCTTGGTCCACCAGGGACTGGCAAGACAACAGCATTATTAAATATAGTTGAAGATGCAATATCACGTGGAATAAAACCTGAAAGAATTGCATATTTAGCATTTACTCGTAAAGCTGCAAACGAAGCACAAGAAAGAGCCATGTTAAAATTTAATTTAGATGGTGATCGTTTTCCATATTTTAGAACACTTCACTCATTAGCATTTAAAGAGCTTGGTCTGCAAAGAGATGAAGTTATGACAAATATGCATTTTAAAAAATTTGGCAAGGCAATGGGAATAAATTTTAAAGGCATATATGATGAAACATTTGGTTTTAGTCTTGGTGATGGTATTGGCGATAAATGTTCAAGAATAGAGTCTCTGGCCAGAATGGGCATAAGAACAATGGAGCAACAATATGAGTTGGAAAATGTAAATGATCTTAATTTACATGCTGTTAAACAATATCACAATGCATTAGTAAAATACAAAAAAGACAACAGCATTTTAGATTTTACTGATATGCTTCAAAAATATAATACAGACCTAGACATTGATATTTGTATAATAGATGAAGCTCAAGATTTATCATCTGTTCAATATAAAATGGCAATAAAGGTTTCCCAATCTGCGAGTGAAATTTATATAGCAGGAGATGATGACCAAGCAATATTTGGTTGGGCAGGAGCAGATGTAAATAAATTTTTGAATTTAAAAGGTGATAGAATAATATTACCACAATCTTTCAGAATACCAAGATCAGTCCACAAACTCGCAGTTGACATAGTACAAAGAATAAAAAATAGATATGCCAAACAATGGTCACCAAGAGAAGAATATGGAAATGTTGATTATGTTGTGAATGAACAAGAAATAGATTTTAGGAAAAAAGGAACATGGATGCTTTTAGCAAGAAGCAAATACCTGACAAATAGATTAAGACAAGCAGTTCGCCAGCAAGGTTTTGCATATTCTATAAATAGTAAAAGTTCTTTGGAGTCAGATGAAACTCATGCGATAACTTCTTGGGAAAATTTAAGAAAAGGCAAAACAATATCAATGCACGATGCAAAAAATTTAATTAACTTTTTAAATTTAAAAATAAAATTAGAACCAAAAAAATTTTACAATATTCAGGATTTAGGTTTTCCAGAAGAAGTAAAACAATATGACTGGATGAAAATGTTAAAAGGCATAGCACCAGATGAAAGAGAATATTTAAGATCATGTTTAAGGAATGGTGAAAAGTTTACAGACAAACCAAGAATAAATATTTCAACAATACACCAAAGCAAAGGTGGGGAAGCAGATAATTTAGTTTTATTAACAGATATGAATTCTATGAGTTGGAAAAATTTAGGTAATGATGAGGAGAATAGAGTATGGTATGTTGCGATAACAAGAGCAAAAGAAAACCTTTTTGTTGTCAGACCAAGAACTTTGAAGAGTTTTAACATATAGTTAAAGCATTGTAAATAAACGATATTCAAAAATAATTAATTTTTTTGTATCTTTTTACTTTACATTGTTTTAAAGTTCAGGCATAACAATAACATACATTATTTGAGAAAGGAAAATTAACATGAAACATTTTGTATTAAATTTAAGAACTTTTAAAACTGTAGTTGCTTCTTCTGAGAGCGAAGCAAGAAATCTTGGCAACGGGACAATAATTTTTAACTCCCCAGAACAACTTGCCAAAAACCCAAATACAACAGGTCAAGTATTAGTGAGGGCATATAATGAAATGTCCCCTGTTCAAACTCAAAAATTTGCTGACAAAGTATCAGGAGCAAAAAGACTTTTTAGACTTGCTCAATCATCAGCACCTCAAAATGACTTTTATAAAAAGTTCCCTGCTGATGAAAAGCTCGCAGCAAATGCTGATAAAAATATGGAACTTTACAAAGAAAAAGTTCTCAGTGATAATGAAAAACCAAAAGGTGGAAAGTTCACTGGCATGGTTATTAAATGTCTTGTGGATGAAAATCCTAGAACCAAAAAGACTGGTCATGGTTTCAACTCGATGCAAATTCTAATCGATAATATCAAGTTATCAGGTTCAGCTGCAATAATGTCATTTGAAGACTATATAGCAAAAGGTGGTCGAGCTCGAGATCTTCAATGGGATCTTGACAAAGGTCATGTGTCAGTAGAATGAGATTAATTTTTTCCATAACTGTTGTT